CTGAAAAGAAGGCAAATTTTTTATTTTACATATGGTTGTGTCTTATTCCTATTTGTCTTTGGCTTATATGGAGATTTGGAATAAAATGATAATTTTTATTTACTATATTTGTATAAATTAAAAAATCAAATTAAATGGCAAATTTAACAGCAGAAGAATTAGACTTTATTAAGACAGGTTCAGCAGAGTACACTAAGATTAAAATAGGTCTTGGCGAACTTGAATTACAAAAACAAGGGTTAATCAAACAGGCACACACTATTGTTGAAGCCTTTACTAACAATGAGAAGATTCTTATTGAGAAGTATGGTGCTGATTCAATAATTAATATGCAAACGGGCGAAGTAACTCAAAAAGAAAAAGAAAAAAATGAGTAAAATTAATTCATATAGTGTTGTTGCGTTACCAAAATTAACAGACAAACTTATAGGAACAAGCATTGATGGTGTTCCTGCGGATGTCACTTATAATTTTACGTTACAGCAGCTATTAAATTTATTTTCCGCAAATTTTAGTGCTTCAACTATTATAATAGGAAGTGTCCCAATTTATGCAGACAATGCCGCTGCTGTTGCAGGAGGATTGGCAATAGGAAAACTTTATAGGACAGGAGATACCTTGAAGATAGTTCACGTTTAAAATTTTATAGCGGATGTCAAAGATTAGTATATACGAAGTTGCTCCTGTACCTAAACTTGCCGACAAGCTAGTAGGTACAAGCGTAGGCGGAGAGCCTGAGGATATAACATATAACTTTACGTTAAGTGAGTTATTGAACTTATTCATCCCTAATATTCCGGGAAATACCTTACAAGGAGTATTGAATTTTGGTAATACCGCAACTCAGAATATTAATCTTACAGGAATTATTACTACTACTACTTTAAATGTAGGCAGTACCGCTAATATATTAAACAGCAATTTAACGGGTCAAACTAAAATAACAGGTGGATTATACGATAGATTGAACTCTATCGGTACTGCCGGTCAGGTATTAAGAAGTACAGGAACTCAAGTAGAGTGGTACAGCATTCCTAATGTAATACCTACTTTACAACAAGTTCTTGCATCAGGCAATACTGCTGACATAAATGTTATTTTAACTTCTAATATTCAGGCTTTGACGGCTACTGCTAACAATGTAGTATCTAATACAAGTTTGAGTGTTAATGGCACTTTAAAAGACAAAGACGCATCAGTCGGAACAGCAGGTCAATTACTATCTTCTACGGGAACAAAAGTTCAATGGGTAGATTTACCTGTTTATACGGCTACAAGCCCTTTAAGTATAAATAGTATTACTAGGAATATATCAATTCAACAAGCAAGCAGTACTCAAAATGGGTATTTGTCAAGTGCAGATTGGATTACATTTGATGGAAAGCAAGGGGCAGTAAGTTTAACAACTGTTGGCTCAAGTGGACCTGCAACATTAGTTGGAAGTGTAATCAATGTTCCTAACTATACATTATCAGGGCTTGGTGGTGTACCACAAACAAGAACGCTTACAATTAATGGTGTTACTTATAATTTAGCAGCAGATAGGTCTTGGACGCTTGCTACAGGCGTTTCGTCTGTTACAGCAACAACTCCATTGTCTTCAACAGGAGGTGCTAATCCTAACATATCAATACAACAATCAAGTAGTAGTTTAAGTGGATACCTTTCAAGCACTGATTGGTTGATGTTTAACGATAAGCAACCGGCAGGTAATTATATTACCTCATTAACAGGCGAAGCCACAGGTGCGGGTCCGGGAGCGGCATCAGTTACACTTAGCAATGCTGCTGTGATAGGTAAACTTTTAACAGGATTAAATATTACAGGTGGTACAGTAGTATCAACTGATAGTATATTAACGGGATTTGGTAAGTTACAAAATCAAATTAATAGTTTAGTTGGTGGCGTTATTTATAAAGGTGTTTGGAATGCAGCAACAAATACACCTACTTTAGTAAGTAGTGTAGGTGTTCAGGGAAATTATTATATTGTTAGTGTAGCAGGTAATACTGATTTAAATGGTATTACAAGTTGGAATGTGGGTGATTGGGCGATATTTAATGGCTCTACGTGGAACAAGGTTGATAACACTGATGCGGTTACTTCAGTTAATGGACAAACAGGAGCAGTAAGTCTTACAACTGATAACATTCCGGAAGGAGCAACTAATTTATATTATTTAGACTCAAGAGCAAGAGCGGCACTTTCATTTGCTGCAGGTTCAGGAGCGTACAATAGTACAACAGGGGTAATTACAATACCAACTGATAATAGTCAGATATTAAATGGAGCAGGATATATTACATTAGTTTCATTAAGTGCAACATCTCCGTTAAGTTATAACAATCTTACAGGAGCATTTTCTATTCAAGTAGCAAATACTACTCAGAATGGTTATTTAAGTAGTGCTGATTGGAACACATTTAATGGTAAGCAAGATTACTTAAATGGAACAGGCTTAGTTAAGTCTGTTGCAGGAACCATTTCATATATAACTGACAATTCAGCTAATTGGAACACAGCGTACAATGATTCAATTATAAGTGCTGCAGTTACAGGTACAGCGACAAAGACATTAACACTTAACCAACAAGATGGTGGTACAATTACTGCAAGTTGGTCTGATATTGATACGGGATTAACGTCAGTAGGTGTAAGTATGCCTGCCGCATTTAGTGTTGCAAACTCACCATTGACTTCAAATGGCACAATTTCCGTTACGGGAGCCGGTACAACACTTCAATATATTGATGGAACGGGAGCATTACAAAACTTCCCGGGTCTAACAGGATATGTTCCTTACACAGGAGCAAATCAGAACGTTGACTTAGGAGAGTATGGCATTTCTGCAGGATACTTCCAAGCTGACTTAACACCTACGGGTGCTTTACAGGTTGGGCGTATGCAGTGGAATGCTACTGATGGAACAATGGATTTACGTTTGATGGGTAACAATGTTACTCTTCAAGTAGGTCAAGAGAATGTTTCAAGAGTAGTAAACAAATCAGGAATTAATTTACTTGAAGCCAACTATCAAGTAGTAAGAGTGAGGAAAGTGGCAGAAGGTGGAGCACAAGGACAGCGTCTTGCTGTTGTTTTGGCTCAAGGTAATAATGAGAACAATAGTACAGAGGTAATAGGTCTTGTTACTGAAACAATTAATAATAACCAAGAAGGTTTTGTTACTGCATTTGGTGAGGTTAAACAAATAAATACAACCGGTTCACTTCAAGGTGAGACTTGGGTAGATGGAGATATTCTTTATTTATCAAGCACAGTTGCAGGAGCACTTACAAACGTTAGACCGGTAGCACCTAATCACTCAGTAATTGTTGGATACGTGACTTATGCTCACGCCAACAATGGTAAGATTTATATGGCAATTGATACGGGTTACGAACTCGGGGAATTGCACAACGTTTATGCTCCAAGCCCTACAGCTAATCAAAGTATCTATTGGGATACTACTAATAGCAGATACCAATTAAATACTATTGGTGGAATATTAGGGTACACTCCGGCAAATGCTGCAACAACTATTTCAACTACTGCTCCATTACAAGGAGGAGGTGATTTGAGTGCAAACAGAACATTTAGCATTACACAATCAGGAGCGTCAACTAATGGATACCTTTCTTCTACAGATTGGAATACATTTAATGATAAGCAACCACTTATTACTGCAGGAACAACTTTGCAGTATTATAGAGGAGATAAAACTTTTCAAACATTAAATACAACAGTTGTTCCTGAAGGAACAAATCTTTACTATTTAGATAGTAGAGCAAGAGCGGCTATTAGTTTAACAACTACAGGTTCGAGTGGTGCTGCTACATATAATAGCACTACAGGTGTATTTAACATTCCTGATTACGGGTCTGCTTTAAGTGGATATGTACCAACGTCAAGGCAGTTAACCATTAATGGTACTGCATACGACTTAAGTGCAGATAGAAGTTGGAGTGTGGGTACAGTTACATCAGTAGCTGCATTAACATTAGGAACAACAGGAACTGATTTAAGTTCAAGCGTGGCAACAGGAACAACAACTCCTGTAATCACATTGAACGTACCTACAGCGAGTGCTGCTAATCGTGGTGCTTTAAGTGCTGCTGATTGGTCAACATTTAATACTAAGGTAGGTGGCGTAACAGCAAGTAGTCCATTAGCATCAAGCGGTGGTTCTACTCCAAACATTACAATTCAACAATCAAGTGGTAGTCAGGATGGATATTTAAGTTCAACTGATTGGACGACTTTTAATAGCAAACAAGCAGCCGGCAACTACATTACCTCATTAACGGGTGAGGCAACGGCTACAGGTCCGGGTGCTGCTGCAGTTACATTAAATAACGCATCAGTAACAGGAAAGGTTCTTACGGGAGTTAATATTACCGGAGGAACTGTTCAAGCGACTGATACAATGCTTACGGCATTTGGTAAGTTACAAAATCAAATCAATGGTTTGATTGGTAGTACCATTTATCAAGGCACTTGGAACGCAGCGACTAATACACCTGCTTTAGCGAGTGGTGTTGGAGTGCAAGGGTATTACTACATTGTTTCAGTGGCAGGTACTACAAATCTTGATGGAATTACGGATTGGTTTGTGGGCGATTGGGCAATATTTAATGGCGGTGTATGGCAGCAGGTAGATAATACTGACGCTGTGGTAAGTGTAAACGGACAGACAGGTGCTGTTAGTTTAACAACGGACAATATCCCTGAAGGCACAACTAACCAATATTATTTAAATAGTAGGGCACGTGCTGCATTGTCATTTACAGCAGGCAGTGGTGCTTACAATAGCACTACAGGTGTTATAACAATACCTACCAATACAAGTCAGTTAACCAATGGTGCTAACTTTATTACGTTAGCGTCATTAAGTGGTACGGCTCCTATTCAATACAACAATACTACAGGTGCAATAAGCATTACTCAAGCAGGTACTGCAAGTAATGGATACCTTTCAAGTACTGATTGGAATACATTTAATAATAAAGCACCATCTGTTGTAGGAGGTTATTTGCCATTAAGTGGAGGAACTTTAACAGGTCCATTGGGTGGAACAAGTGCAGTATTTAGTTCAAGTGTAACTGCTAAAGGAGATTTATTTATTTGGGGTGGTAATGCAGCACAAGCAGGACAAATAACTGCAAATAGTGCAGGTGGCGGATTGTATATTTCAGCAAGTGGCACAAATCAAAATATTAGATTAGTGCCAAGTGGTACAGGTATTGTACAATCACTTGGACCATTAGATGTTACAGGTGCAGCTACATTTAGTAATCTTTCAGGTACAGGAACAAGAATGGTTGTTGCTGATGCAAGTGGAGTATTATCAACTCAAGCAATTGGAAGTGGAAGCGTTACAGGTACAGGTACCAATAACACCATTGCTAAATTTACATCTACAGGAAGTACAATAGGGGATAGTGGCATTACAGATAATGGAACAACTATAGGTATGGCTGCTCGTAATATGTCTATTACTAATACGGCTAATAATCTTACGTTTACTATTGCAAATACAAATGCAGCAGCAGAATCTTATACCCAAATGGCGTTTGTTGGTACAGGAAGGCAGTATCAAATTGGAGTAGGTAATAGTGGAGAAACAGGAAATGGAGTAGCAAATAAATTTTATTTATTTGATGCTGCTGCTGCAACAATGAGAATGGTTGTTAATACTTCAGGGAAACTTGGAGTAGGAACATCAAACCCTACTCAAATGATTCAAGCAGGTAATGGTACTCAAACGGGGGACCATTATATAAGAGTATTTGGAACTGCTGCTGATTTATATATGGGTCAATCTGCTTACACAATATTTGGAATAGCAGCAGCAGGAATTGGATTATACATTGCAGATTCTACTTATGCAGTTCCATTAGGATTTGGAACATTAGCAAATCAAAGAATAATATTTGGAACAGGAAATGTTGAAAGGGGAACTTTTTTAGTTAGTGGAAATTTCGGAGTTGGAACTACCGGTCCTTCTCAATTAATTGAAGCATCTAAGTCTCAAAATTTAGACACTGCTATTCAAGTTACTAATTCAAATGTTGGTACATCGGCAGCAGCACAATTTTTTGCAAGTAACGGAACAACTCAAACTCAGTTTTTTCATTTAGGAACGGGATATACAGGTTCAGGTGTTCTTTTAGGAGCAGCTAATGGTGGTGGTATGTATAATGCCACTTCAAGTGGATTATATTTATTATCGGTTAATGCAAGTGGTACAATAAAATTTGCAACAGGTGGTCAAACACAAAGGGCAATGTTTGATGCAACAGGTCAATTAGGTATTAATGTAACTCCTACTAATTTATTACATTTAGCAGGTAGTTCAGCTACACCATCTTTAAGATTAGGTAGCGTATCAACAACATACTATTGGGATATTGGTAGAGAGAACGCAACTACAGGAGATTTTGTATTTAATTATACAAATGCAGGAACTCTTGTTGGAACATTGGCAAGACTTACAACGGGAGGGAATCTTGGGTTAGGAGTTACACCGGGGGCGTGGTTTAGTGGAACAAAAGCATTACAAATAAATGGTGGTTCAATGTATGCTGCAAGTCTTTATACTTTTATAGGAAGCAATATTCTTTATACAAGTACAGGAGACCAATATATTAATACAGGATTTGCAACAGCATACGGACAAACAAGTGGAGAACATAAATGGTATAACGCTCCTTCAGGAACAGCAGGTGCAGCTATGAGTCTTACACAAGCAATGACTCTTAATTCTGCAGGTAATTTAGGATTAGGAATAGTTCCAAATGTTGGATGGAGTTCTTTATTTACTACACTTGAATTAGGAGGAAGGACTTATGCTGCTGTTGCATCAAGTAATACTTATCTTAATGTGTCAACCAATGTTTATTATGATGGTACATATTTTAGATATATTACAACAGGAGTATCTACAAGGTACCAACAATCAGGCGGTTCTCATATATGGTACACTGCTGCATCAGGTGCAGCAGGAGCTACTGCTTCTCATACTCAAGTATTACTCGTAGATACAAGTGGAAATTTAGGAGTGAGTTCTACGTCCCCTTCAAATTGGGCGTCAGGTACAGAAGGTGCTATTCAAATAAAGAATGCAGGGATATATGGATATAGTGACTATGAAGGAGGTCTTACAGCTAATGCATATTATAATGCAGGTTGGCTTCGTATAGGTGGTGCTACGGCTTCAATGGTTCTTGTTAATGCAGATATTTCATTTAGAGTTGCTCCAAGTGCAGCAGCAGGAAGTGCTATTACTTGGATTACTCCATTGAACTTGTCAAACAATGGTACAGCACAATTTTATAGTTCAGTCACTTCAAGAGGTTCAACAACATCGGCAAGTATTTCTACTCCTACGTTTATGGGAGCAGGCGAATTTATGGCTACCGGAACATTAGGTGGATACTTTTTTGAAAATAGAAGTGGAGGGGTTACTTCAAATACAAATTGGGCAGGATGGTATTATTCAGGGACTTCAATTAGAATGTATAATGGGTCTACTGATATATTCTCAATGATAGCCTCAACAGGTGCTGCCACTTTTAATTCAAGTGTAACGGCTACAAGTATGTTTATTAATACTACTGATAATAGCCTTGGTTCAAAATTACAAATTTTAGGAAGTATAAATATTAAAGGCAATGCCGGATATAATGGTTGGGCAATTTCACAATCAGGAGGTAATTCAGATGCTGCATTTAATGTAAGTTACGCAGCAGGTGGTGCTACAAATGTTATTACTGCACAATATGATACAGGCAATGTGGGAATGGGGACTGTTTCTCCTAATTTTACTGCAACAAATAGAAAAGTTTTAGATATTAATGGTACAACAAGCACTTTAATTTCTATAAGTATAGCAGGTACAGGGAAAGGTTATATATATCACGGTGGAACAGATTTTAGTGTTGCAAACTATACCAATGGAGGTGCTTTAGGGTTTAACACAAATGATGGTACTGATAGACAAAGGATGACTATTCTTTCAAGTGGGGGAGTTGGTATTGGAACAACCACACCATTTGTTGGAGGGAATCCTGCACTACTTCAGATTAAAACGGCAACTAATGTAAATGTAGGATTTCAAACATCTGCTCTTAATGCTGCCGGTATTCAAATAAATGCATACAATGATGCTGCGGCTGCTAATATACCAATGCAGTTAAATGCATCAGTTTTACTTTTTTCTACAGTTGGAACAGAAAGATTAAACATATCAAATGCAGGTGTATATACATTTAATGGTGCGTCAGCTTCATATACTTACAATTTTGCAGGTGGGTCACTATGGGTGAATGGTGGTCAAAGCGGAGGTTCAGCAGTAGGTTATGATTCTTGGAATATGTTAACATTTAATGACCAATATAATGACGTTGCAAGGGGTCCAAATAAAATTGTAACTTATGGTAGAGGTTCTACTTGGGTAGCAGGTATAGGTATTCATAATGATACGCAAGCATATTATGCAGGAGGCACGCATAAATGGTATAAGTTTGATGGAACTACAGCTACATTAAATCTTGCATTAGATGGCTCAGGAAATTTAACTGCAACAGGAGGATTTTTTGAAGGTTCTGATATGAGAATAAAAGAACTTATTCAAGATAACCATAGAGTTGCAGGTATTGAAAATATAAAACCAAAACTTTATAAAAAATACGGAAAGATAGAAGTTGGATATTTTGCTCAAGACTTTGAGTCAATACTTCCAAACGCAATATCAATAGGTGAAAATGGATACTTAAGCCTTTCTTATCGTGAAGTTCATACTGCTAAAATTGCAATCATTGAAGATGAGGTAACCGTTCTTAAAAGAAGAGTCGCTGAATTAGAAGCTAAATTAAATTAAACTAAAATGAGTTTTGCAAGTATAGCTAATAATCAATGTGTATCTTGTAATAATTTACAAGACGCAACCGTAAATCCTCCATTTTATTTAGTAGCATATCCTCCTAATCCAATTCCTGTTAGTACAGAGCAAATAACTAAACAAAATTTTGAGGATTATATACTTGGACCATTGTCTATAACATATCCAACAATAGCAGCATATCCTGCTTTTGCAAATAAACCCCAAAATCAACTTGTTGTAAAAGGTGATATATATATTACAGGAACAATAACTATGGAGCCTGCTTATGGTATTTATTTTACAAGTTCAACTAATTATAATCTTTCTGCTTTTTCATATCCTGTAACTTCTACTACTACAATTAATTATGGTTTTCAAGTATATGCAGATAATGGAAGCGGTTTTGGATTTGAATTATATATAAATGGCACAATAAGCAGCCCATCCGGTTATGCTCATATTACTATATATTCAAGCGACCAAATAGTAGACCAATCTGATATATTTGCCTCAAGTGGACCACAATATGTATTATTATCCTTTCCTTATAATATAGATGCTCCAAGTGCTGTTAGAGTAGTAGTAGAAGATGGCGGAATTAACAATGGAGTCACTGATGTAAAATTTCCAATTTCATCAGTAGCTGTTAGTAGAACAACGGGGCAATATCAAGTGGTAGCTTCAGCAAAAGTGGGTGCTCAATTTCTTGATAATTTACAAGGATACATATATCGTTCTATTGATTATGGTGTTAATTTCCAAAAAGTTGGAGGACAACAATCTACATTAGTTGGCTATTGGAGTTCAATTGCTATATCAGATACCGGACAATATGTAGTAGCAGGCGAACAATATGGTAAACTTATTTTTTCTAGTGATTATGGTGCTAGTTTTACGGATATAACAAGCAACATTCCTTCCTGTGATTACCCTAATCCATTAGCTATAAGCAATGTATCTATTTCCGGAGATGGAGAGCATATTATAGTATGTCTTTTCCCTTCATTATGTAGTGCTAGTACTCCAACATCTAGAAGTTATTTATCTAATAACTTTGGAGCATCATTTTCTCTTGCTATTGACGAAGATGACCAAAATACTGAAAATAGCTTTCTTGTTAGCGAAATAAATTCAGATGGGTCTTTAATGGTTATAAGTTCTCAAGATGGAATTTTTAAATCTACTAATAATGGGGGTAGTTGGACATCTGTTTCTTTTGGAGCACAAGGTATTTCTAAAAGAGGGATATCAATGGTATCAAGCGGTTCAGTGATTGGGGTAATAGGTACAGATATATATACTTCTACTAATTCAGGTAGTAGTTTTTCTACTTTTGTTGCATCAGCTTATCGTGGAATTGCTGTATTTAATAATGGTTCAAATAGATTTTATACTCTTTATTATAGTGCTAATACTACTTATCCAATTTATCAAAGTGGAGCTAGTTTTGCAACGCCACTAACAGCGGTATCAGGACCCGGAAATAAACAATGGTGGGCTATTTCAGCGTCAGATGATGGTCAATATATATTAGCAGGTACTTGTAATTATAGTAGCAATAATACTAATGAATTATGGAGGTCTAATAATGGAGGGTCTAGTTGGATTAAAATATAGATTATATTTGTAAATAAAATAAAAACAAAAAAAATGGCAAAAACAATTGAACCAATTTCTTCTTGGCAAAATGGCGAAGAAAAGCAAGCAACAGTATTTGTATTAAATTCATCTTTTGATAATTTAGCTACAACTGCAAATTTTCAATATCAACTAAATGAGGTTATTTCTACAAGCACTTCAAGTTTAATGTCTTCTATGAATACATTAGTAACCGGAGGGTTAAGTATGTCAGGACAAGATTATTTAGATTGGGACGCTGCTACAGATGCTAATGAATGGGCATATACTTGGGCAGCAACAGAACTTAAGCTAACTATTACAGGAGAGTATGTACCATCTACTCCTCCCGAACCAACTCCTGAACCAACCCCATCTTTTTAATATGTTATTGCATAGTTCAATAAATATTCATTATTTTTACATTAAATAAATCAAATCAAATGAAAAAGTACAAAGACCTAAATGTCTTAGTGGCATCTATCAATGCTGTTATTGGCAAGCAAGAGACCAAAATTCAGAAGAAATTATTTAAGTTGTATGAGAAGGTAAAACCTATCCACGAAGACTATAATAAGCAACGTGATGAATTGCGTTTGGACAATGCGGCTACTGACGACAAAGGCGTCCTTATTATGGACGAAAAAGGGGAGTACAAATTTAACAAAGAGGGTGTTAAGAAATTAACTAAAGACGTAGAGGCTCTAAACGAAAAAGAATTTGAGTTTAAACCTATTGAAGTTATTAATACCAATGGTTTAGAGACATTAACGTTTCTTGAAGATTGGACTATCGGTATCACATTTATTAAGGAGGAAGAAGAAGAGTTATAATGGACATTCGTAAAATATCAATAGGACCCGACTACAAAGGCGGTGCTATGCACTACATTGTAGGGCAGAAAATCCTTGGCGATACTAACGAAATTCATCTTATCAGGCTTAATCCTGAGAAAGAGTCTATTCAAATCTTTATCATAAATGAGAAGGCGGAGGTGGTGCTTTGGAAGGAGTTCACCTCCACCATTCCTATATCCATTGAATATAACATCAATATCTAATGCAGTCTCCATTCTATTTCATAGCCAAGCCGGTTAATGGAAGAAGGTACGACAATACAAAAGAGATAGGAGGTATTGACTTTATTGTCAGCACTTCTGAGGAGGACCACAAGTTTTCCAACCGATTTGCAGAAGTCGTTGAACTTCCATTGGGTTACAACGGTCCTATCAGGGCAGGTGACACTTTACTTGTGCACCATAACGTGTTTAAGTTTTATAACGATATGAAGGGCAGGCAGAAGAGTGGCAAGTCTTTTTTTAAAGATGACCTATTCTTTATTGAGACCGAGCAGTTCTATATGTATAAGCAAGACTCCACGTGGAACGCTTACGATAGGTATTGCTTTATCAAACCCATTTCTGCTACAGAAAGCTATATTAAAAAACCATTTTCAGAGGAACCCCTTATGGGTATTATGAAGTACCCTAACGAGTACTTACTTGAGCGTGGTATCAAGGCAGGAGATATGGTATGTTTTAGCCCTGATAGTGAATACGAGTTTACGGTAGATGATGAGAAATTATATAGGATGTATGACCACCAAATAACAATGAAATTATGAATCTAATCACATTCGACAATATTATCAAAAACCCATTATCATATGTGGAAGATATACACTTACACGGATTCCAAGACGTGGCAGACGGGGAGTACACTTTCAGAAATATTCAACCAAGGGATAGTAACGATGAGTTTGCCCTATACGTCACTAATTTATTCTCTGATTACAAGATAGATTTAAACTTTATTCGTAAGTCACCACTTAATCAAGAAGAGCCAAATTTTGTACATACAGATGAGATGATGGGTGACATCACCTGTCTTTTGTATTTAAATGAGCAGGCTCCTGAAGATGATGGGACAACCATTTACGATGAAGACAAGAAACCACTGCTTACAATGTACTCTAAGTTCAATCGTATGATAGCTTTTAACTCAGACGCTCCACACTCGAGGAATTTATTCCATAATTTTGGAGAAGCACAAACTGCAAGGTTAGTTCAGATAATATTTTTAAAGGCTAAGTAATGAGAGACACTAAAGAAATAAAACTACGTATTATTGAAGCGGGGTATAAGGCTGTTAATCACCTTGTAAAAGTAGCCGAGGAGGATATTATTAATACCGAGTCAGATACGGACGTATCTGCAGATAAGATGAAAAATGCAGCAGCGGCTAAGAAATTAGCCATCTTTGATGCGTTTGAAATATTAAGCAGAATAGAGACTGAAAAAGAAAATTTGGATTCCGCAGATAGGGGAATAAGTAAAACAGATACAAAACAAGGATTTGCAGAAAGAAGGTCAAAGCAATAGTTTATGCCGTATAGTGGATAACCATATACCGGCTGCCGTCATCTCTAATAAAAATAGGGTGAGGTCGTGGTTGTATGGTTATAATCCGCAGTATAATGTTATTGTTATCTCAAAGACCGGACAGATAGGACAGATAGTAGAGATAGAGGGATTATTTATTGCTCTTCCTGCTACACCCGAAAAGTGTCTTCAAAGACACTCCACTAAAGCTGAACAATATTGGGAGCGTCAAGAACTGCCACGAGAGTTGTTTAAAATACAATCCATATTTCAATGGAATGAAAAGCCAAAAGAATTTAAAGACCGTTGGGTTGATTATATTGAACAGGAGTTCGACTATAGAGACCAAGGTTTTTGGTTTATGAATAATGGGGTTAAGACCTACATAACAGGCTCACATTATATGTACTTGCAATGGTCAAGCATTGACATAGGGTACCCTGATTTTCGTGAAGCGAATAGAGTCTATTGGATATTTTGGGAGGCTTGTCGTGCTGACCCAAGGTCTTTTGGTATGATATATCTAAAGATTAGACGTTCGGGATTCTCATTTATGTCATCTTCGGAGTGTATTAACATAGGTACGCTCGCACGTGACGCACGTATAGGTATCCTGTCCAAGACGGGTGCTGATGCTAAAAAGATGTTTACCGACAAGGTAGTTCCTATCAATAGTCGTTTACCTTTCTTTTTTAAGCCCGTTATGGATGGTATGGACAAGCCAAAGACTGAGTTGGCATTTAGAGTTCCTGCATCTAAGATTACCAAGAAGAATATGTATGAATCTAACGACAATGAGATTGACGGATTAGATACATCAATAGATTGGAAGAATACGGAAGACAACTCATATGATGGAGAGAAGTTATTATTCTTGGCTCACGATGAGTCTGCCAAGTGGACTAAACCTGTAAACATCAAAGAGAATTGGCGTGTAACTAAAACCTGTTTGCGTTTAGGTAGTAAAATTATTGGTAAGTGTATGATGGGTTCAACGTCTAATGCTTTAAGCAAAGGAGGTCAGAACTACAAAGATATCTACGAGGATTCAAATGTAAAAGTTCGTAATGCTAACGGACAGACTAAGAGTGGCTTATATGCCCTATTTGTGCCGATGGAATGGAATATGGAGGGATTTATTGATAGATATGGTCATCCTGTATTTCGCAAGCCTGATGAGCCTATAATGGGCGTAGATGGCAATTGGATTACAAACGGAGCCATTGACTATTGGGAAGCAGAGGTTGAATCTTTAAAGAGTGATGCTGACGCACTAAACGAATTTTATCGTCAGTTCCCACGTACAGAGTCTCACGCTTTCAGAGATGAGAGCAAGCAGGCTTTGTTTAATTTAACAAAACTATATCAGCAGATTGATTATAATGACTCAATGATTAAGGAGCATTACCTTACTCGTGGGTCTTTTTCGTGGAAAGATGGCATTAAGGATACTGAGGTTATTTGGACACCTGATACTCGTGGTAGGTTTAATATTGCTTGGGCACCACCTAAGCATATGCAGAATAATATTCACATACGCAATGGGATTAAATATCCCGGCAATGACCATCTTGGCTCATTTGGGTGTGACTCGTATGATATCTCAGCCGTGGTTGGAGGGCGTGGGTCTAATGGTGCACTACACGGTATGACTAAGTTTCATATGGATGACGCTCCTGTCAATCAATTCTTTTTGGAGTACATTGCTCGTCCACAAACAGCAGAAATATTTTTTGAAGAGGTGCTAATGGCGTGTATATTCTACGGAATGCCTATCTTAGTGGAGAATAACAAACCAAGACTTTTATACCATATTAAAAATAGAGGATATAGAGGTTTTTCTGTTAATAGACCTGATAAGCAAATGGCTAAGTTAACAAAAACTGAGAAAGAGTTAGGGGGTATTCCAAACTCATCAGAAGATGTCAAACAAGCACACGCTTCTGCAATTGAGTCTTACATCGAGAAGTTTGTAGGATTAGATTTAGAAGCAAAATATAGAGACCCCGAGGAGATGGGCACGATGCCATTTACAAGAACTCTTGAAGATTGGGCAAGGTTTGATATAAACGATAGAACAAAATTTGATGCCTCTATTAGTTCAGGATTATGTATAATGGCTAACCAAAAGCATTTATATATGCCTGAGAAAAAAGAATCAAATTTAATTATTAACTTTGCTAAGTATAAAAACGATGGAACAACAAGTCAATTAATTAGATGAAAAATGTAACAGTACAAATAAATGCCACATCTTTCCCAAGTCAATTAGCAACTGATGCGGAAAGAGCATCGAAGGAATTTGGACTTCAAGTGGGGCAAGGCATACAATATGAGTGGTTCCGTAAAGATGGTAACTCTTGTAGGTACTATAGCCAATGGAGAGATTTCCGTAGGCTAAGACTATATGCAAGAGGAGAACAACCAATTGGCAAATACAAAAATGAATTAGCTGTTGATGGTGATTTATCTTACTTAAATTTAGATTGGACTCCTGTACCTATCATACCAAAGTTTGTTGACATTGTTGTTAACGGAATGTCTGATAGGCTTTTTAAGGTTAAGGCATATGCACAAGATGCAATGTCTCAAGCTAAAAGAAGTAAGTATCAAGATATGGTTGAGTCTCAAATGGTATCAAAAGATATTTTGACAACTATAAAAGACAAGACAGGTGTTGATGCATTTATGATGGACCCTGAGCAACTTCCTGAAACAGACGAAGAGTTGTCGTTGTATATGCAGCTTAAGTTTAAGCCTGCGATTGAAATTGCAGAAGAGGAAGCAATCAATACTATTTTTGATGAGAATCATTATGATGACTTAAGAAAGAGACTTGACTATGATGCAACAGTAATTGGTATTGAGGTTGCAAAGCACGAATTTTTACAAGGTACAGGTGTTCAAATTTCTTATGTTGACCCTGCTAATATTGTTTATAGTTATACTGAAGACCCATTCTTTAAAGATTGTTTTTATTGGGGTGAGATTAAAACGCTTCCAATAGGAGAGTTAATGAAGATTGACCAATCTTTAACTAGAGAAGATTTACAAGAGATTACGCAATATAGCCAAGCGTGGTATGATTATTATAACGTAGCACAGTTCTATGAGAACAGTATGTTTAATCGTGATACTTGCACTTTATTATATTTTAATTATAAGACCACTAAAAAGGTAGTTTATAAAAAGAAAATTTTAGAAGGTGGTGGTT